ATTATATTTAGTCGGTGTGTTATCAGGAAATAAATTTATAGTTGATTCTACAACACCATTCACAACAAATTTGCCTACAGCTGAAAATAGTCAATATTATATTTCTTTAGGATATATGATCTCGACATATCAAATATATCTATATCCGGAACATCCTATATTTAAATATTCTAATGGTGAATTTAGAAATATATCACAAATTGCATATGAGGCATTTACTAGTGAAATCGGTGGTAAAAATATAATAAGAAGAAGTAGAGAATTTGATAGTAAAAATGTATCTTCAGAAGAAACTGGAAGATTAACTAATGCAAGTGGAAAAGCTACATTTGGAGCTTATAAAACATTTGTAACTAGAAAAATAGTTAATTCTGTAGCTAGTGATGTTGTGGCTCAATATAGAATATTAAATGTTGAATTAAATGAACAATATGCGGTATCATTTTATGCTAGAGGTACTGGACGAGCTAGGGTATATTTCTATGGTCCATCTAATTATATACAAGTTAAATCAATAACAGCCATGACTGATTCTAATGGTAAAATTGAAGTTAATGGAAATGCAAGTGCAGACGGTAATATTAATATAACTTTATCTAATGATTGGAAACGTTATTGGATAATATATACATTAAAAGGAACATATACTAATAATACAGAAGTACATGAGAAAGATTTATTATTTAGATGTGATAATACACCTACTGAATGGGAAATATGTGGTATAAAATTAGAAAAAGGCAATAAAGTTACAGACTGGTCTCCTGCACCAGAAGATAATGATAAGCTAATAAGTGATGCTGCAACTACTGCTAGTCAAGCGGCAACAAAAGCTAATACAGCTTATTCAGAAGTTAATAGTTTGAAAGGACAAATACAAAATATTGTTACTGATAAAAACGGCATGGTATCCGTTACTCAAGATGGTAGTGGTTATAAAATAAATATGAATCAAGCTACAGATAAAATTAAATCATTGTTAGAAGATATATCAAATGCAGCGACTGGTGGAGATCTCGATGCTTTGAAAGATGAATTAGAGGAACAAATATCTACTTTATCAGGAAGAACTGCTTATATTAATGCTTCAACAGATAGTCAAGGCAGACCTGTAATAACACTTGGAGCTACAGACAGTCCATTCAAAGTTCAAATAACAAATGAGGCTATAAACTTTATACAAAATGGACAAATTATAGCATACGCAAATGGACAGAAATTTTATAACTTAAGAACTGTTGTACAACAAGATGTACAAATAGGTAATGGTCCAGGATTTATTTGGAGAACAAGGGATTCTGGTAATATGGGATTAACCTGGGTTTCAGGATAATATTTTTGAAGGAAAGGAGAATAAATAATGGGTAAAGCTGATTGGGAATGTTACACTGGTTGCGATTGTGTATCATATGATGGATTAAAAGATGTATTAAGAATTTATTGCTATTGGAAATGTAATGGTTGGCGTTATAGTATGGGACCAGTTTATGGACATGTTTTATTAAACGATGAAGAACGTTGTGTATATGCAGACAGTGTAGATTTTCAAGATAATCAAGGAACATATTTATTAGGTTATAGCGATTATACTGTTAATAGAGGACACTCTACAATATCTTCGAAATATCAATCATATATAGAATCAGAATCTTCATATTTATGGGATACTAAATATTCTGGAGAAGGTTGGTATGATACAGGACCAGTAACACATACTGTCATAACTTATAATGCTAATGGTGGTTCTGGTCAGCCAGGTAATCAAGATAAATGGTATGGTGAATCATTGTATTTATCTAGTACAAAACCAACTAGAACTGGATATACATTTAAGAATTGGAATACTGCTGCTAATGGTAGTGGTACATCATATAATTCAGGAAGTCAATATGGACCAGATCCAGGTGGTACTGTAACATTATATGCACAATGGACTCCGATTACATATGCAGTAACTTATAATGGCAACGGTTCAAATGCTACAAATGTCCCAGGTTCACAAACTAAAACTTATGGACAAAACTTAACTTTATCAAGTCAAACACCGATAAGAACAGATTATGTATTTAATGGATGGAATACCAAGGCTGATGGTACTGGTACAGATTATGCTGCTGGTGCCACTTATACTGGAAATGCTGCTTTAGCATTATATGCTAAATGGACTTTAGCTTATGTTAAACCTAGATATACAAATTTGAGTATAGCTAGGTGTAATTCATCAGGTACAAAATCGGAGACTGGTACATATTTAAGAGTTGACTTTGGTTGGGCTACAGATTTAACTGGTGTTTATGCAAAAATACAATATAAAGAAGCAACAGCAACATCATGGACAACAGCATCTATATTTGATAATAATGGTAATAAATCAGGTACAGTTAGCAATAAAGTAATAGGCTCAAATAACTTTAGTATTGAAAAGAGTTATACTGCTAGAATTTATATTTATGATAGTAAAGGTACTAGTTATGCAACATATTCTGGAGAATATGCAATAAGTACTGTAGCATTCCCTATAGATGTAAGAAAACAAGGTAAAGGTGTTGCATTTGGTAAAGTTGCAGAAACAGATGATTTATTTGATGTAAATTATAATGCACAATTTAGAAAAAATCTAGTTGTACATGGCCAAAGAATAGAAAGAAAATTAGCTATAGTTGGAAGATCTAATGCTGAAGGATCTAATTGGTGGTATAAATTTGCTTCTACGTCTTTTGATAATAATAAATATGTTGATCGTAGTATAACGTTTTTAGTTCATGCTGCTTATGCTGATAATACTAATTTGTGTGGTATTTTAACAGCACATGTTAGAACTAATGGTAATGGTGGTGTTGAAAGTTGTCAATTAGAATGGGAATATGGTGGTCCAGATGTTTATCCTGGAGATTTTCGTATATATTATAACAATGACACAACAGCTACTTCTCATACTCTTGAATTATGGTGTTATTCTGGAGTTGGTCATAGACAAATACATTTTGATGTTTTAGCCGAATATACTAGAACTACTGGTAATGATTTTAATGGTTGGTCGTTATATAATACAGTTACTGAATCTGGAACTACACCATCTAGTAGTCTAACTAGAAAAGACTCAGTTGTAAAAGTAAATATGAGTGGGGGTAAAGTTTTATATGATAATACTGCTGGTACTAGTGGAACAGTAACATTATCTGTAACAGCAGCTAACTTTTCTTATATAGAAATTTATACATTATCAACATCTGATAGTGGAACTGGTTATGCGCAAAATTGTACAAAAGTATATAATCCTAATGGAAAATCTGCATTTTTGATAAGTGGATATTGTGCATCAAGCGATTTTAATTTAAAAATATGTTCAGCACTTATATCTGGAACTCAAATTACAAGACCTTATGGTTATTGGGAGTTTACTGATAATAGTAGAAGTGCTACAAATTATGTTGGCATTACAAAAGTTGTAGGATATAGATAGGAGGTAAAAATGGCATTAGTTAAATCAGTAGAATTAGATAATGGGGTGGTTGTTACCTATCATAGAATAGTCAGTATAAATAAAATTACAAATAAATCAATAATAATTGAAGTTGCTAGTTATATAAATGAATCAAAAAGACAAGAAGAAATAGAAAAACAAGAATTAGGAGAACCTATGAATATTTATATTGATACAACTTATTTAAATAAAGATTATAATGAAACTGAAACAATTGAAGATTTATATGATTATTTAAAAACAACCGATAAATTTAAAAATGCACAAGATGCATAATAAAACTTATAAGGAGGACATATGATGGCTCAAGCAATAGCTACTGTTTTAGTAGCAATAATAGGATTAATTGGAATTGTTATACAAAACAAATCCAATAGTAAATTAAAGAGTCAGGAAGATTTACTGAAAACTGTTGATGATAAGATGGATAAGTTAAAAACTCAGTCTATAGAAGAGGACAAACGTCTTAACAAAAAATTAGATATTATGGATATGGATAATTGCAAACGATTTCTTATTGTTGAAATGACAAAAATACAAGATGGAATGTATACACCTAATGAAGAACAAAAACGTATGTTATATGAAACAAAAGAACGTTATAATAATGATGGTGGAGATTCTTATGTAGACAGTATGTTTGAAGGTTTACAAGCTAAAGGACTATTGTAGAAAGGAGATAAAAACTATGACAACTTATTTAGTTATTAAACAAGAAAATAGACCAGATGGCATTACAAACAAAACAACAGAAAGTAGACAAACTTTTGCTTCTGCAATGTCATTATTTTATTCATGGGCATCTACTGCAAGTGCAACAGAGCTTTTCACATCTGTAGTTCTTACAATATTAGATAATAATGCAAATATAATTGAAAATAAAATAATACCAACAGCATATCAAGAAGAACCAGCAGAACAAATAGAACAAGAGTAATAAAGACAATATTATAAGAAAGGAGGATTGATGTATGTTTAAGATCGATGGAACAAAAATTTTATTGACTAGGGGAGACAAATGTACGATCACATTAAAATTAAAAAATGAAAACGAAGAACATATTTTAAATCCTAATGATGTTATATCATTTACTGTTTATAATAAGAAAGCATTTAATGAAAAACCATTAATATCAAAAGAAATTATAATTAATGAATCAACTAATAATATAGATATTTGTTTAGATAGTGACGATACAAAAATAGGAGAAATTACAAATAAACCAATTGATTATTGGTATGAAATTCAATTAAATCATGAACAAACTATTATAGGATATGATATAGACGGTCCAAAAATTTTAAAATTATATCCAGAAGGGAGTGATATTGAATGAATCCAGAATTAGAAAATAATGAAAATGAACTTTATGCTGAGTTGTATCCTAGAGGTCCAAAAGGTGATAAAGGCGATAAAGGAGATAAGGGCGACAAAGGCGATAAAGGCGATAAAGGAGATAAGGGAGATAAAGGTGATGTTGGAGAACAAGGAGTAAAAGGAGATAAGGGAGATAAAGGTGATGTTGGAGAACAAGGAGTAAAAGGAGATAAGGGAGATAAAGGTGATGTTGGAGAACAAGGAGTAAAAGGAGATAAGGGAGATAAGGGAGATAAAGGTGAATCTGGACAAAATGGAACAAATGGCAAAGATGGCAAAGATGGTAAAGATGGAACTAATGGACAAGATGGTTACACTCCAGTAAGAGGAACAGATTATTGGACTAATCAAGATATAGCAGTAATAGAACAATATTGTGCTAATTATATAGATGCAAACATAACAGATGCAATTGGGGGTGAGTATTAATGACACTTAATCAATTGTTTACAAATATAGCAAATGCTATAAGAGCTAAAAAAGGAACTAGCGGATCAATAATTGCGGAAGATTTTCCGGACGAAATAGCTGATATTACAACCGGTAATCTGACAGATGAAGAATATGAAGAAGCAAATGATGATTTAGATGATATATTAGAGGGAACTACTCCGACAACAATATATCCACCAGATTGGTCAGAATTAGGTTATGAAGACACCCCACAAAGTATTATCGATGGATTTGATCATGCTAAACAGATAAAAGATAATTGGGATGACACTCAAACTTCTTTGTATTATAAATATTATAATGATAGAGATCTGGTGTATATGCCCATGGTTGACACAAAGAACATAACAAGTATAAAACAAGCATTTTATAACTGTTCTAATTTAGTATTTTTACCATTACTCGATACGAAAAATGTAACTGATATGCAGTATGCTTTTGGTGGTTGTAACATTTTAGAAGAAATTCCAAAATTAGATACTAGAAATGTAACAAATATGCAACAGACTTTTAGCGGCTGTAATTCTTTAAGATTTGTTCCGATATTTGATACGCAAAAAGTAACTAGTATGACAAGTTTATTTAGTGGATGTTCAAAACTAACAAATGAAAGTTTAAATAATATATTACAGATGTGTATAAATGCAACAAGTTATACAGGAATGAAAACTTTACACTGGATTGGTTTAACATCAGCTCAAGCTACTACTTGTACTACTTTATCAAATTATCAAGCATTTTTAAATGCTGGTTGGACTACTGGATATTAGGAGGTGTGAAGAATGGATGTATTAAATACAAAAATAAAAAATATACTAGCAGAAAAAGTAACTAAAATAACACCTGAAAACATTAAAAAAGATGTTAAGATTTTAGGTATAACAGGTAATTATGAAGGCGAAAGTAATGATACTAATGTTTTAATGGATGACACATTAAATTATCAAGGTAATTTTGGAGGTTATGAACTAATAACTAAAGTTACATCATTAGATACAAGTAATTTTTCAACAACAAAAAATCTTTTTAATGGACTTTCAGAATTAATTGAAGTGCCTCAACAATTAGTTACAAATCAGGTTACAGATATGCAGTATATGTTTAATGGTTGTAAAAAACTTACGTTTATACCTCAAATGGATACAAGTAGAGTAACTAATATGTATTATATGTTTACTAGTTGTGCAAAACTAACAACCGTTCCTTTATTAAATACAAGTAAAGTAACAAATATGACAAATATGTTTAGTGGTTGTCCAGCTCTTTCAAATGAAAGTTTAAATAATATATTACAGATGTGTATAAATGCGGCAGCATATACAAGCACAAAGACTTTAACCATATTAGGTTTTAGGGCATATCAACATTCACAAGCAAAAATTGAAGCATTGAGTAATTACCAAGCATTTTTAGATGCTGGTTGGACAATAGGATATTAAAAGAAAGGAGAAAATATTATGGATATTATGCAATTTATGCAATTAATAGTTGTAGCAATATTAGTTGAGGCAATATGGGAAAACCTAAAAATGGTTTATGATAAAAATAAAATAAATGTTAGTATGATAGGATGTCTATTATTAGGAATGATAATTTGTGTATTAGGAAGATTAGACATATTTAAAATGGTAGGTTTAGAATTATATATTCCAGTAGTAGGCTCTCTACTTACTGGTATAATATGCTCAAGAGGAGCAAATGCTTTGCATGACTTATTGAAAAGAATAAAATCTATAAAGGGGGAATAATATTATGAATGAAGAAACAGATAACAATGATATTTTAGAAGTTATTGATGGTACATATATAGATAATGATATGAAATTAGATACTCAAGTTATTCCTGAATTTACAGATGAAGAAGCAGATGATAGAGAATATGAAACTATTGAAGAAAGCGAAGAAGGAGGATTATAGAATGGGAAAAGTATATTATAATCAAGCTGATTCGAGATGGGGTTCTCATCCTTACCCATCTCAAGAATTACCTAAAGCTACTATTAAATCTGGTGGTTGTGGTGTAACTTGTGCTGCTATGGTTGTATCTAGCCTTAAAGAAATAATCCGTCCGGACACTATGGGAGACATAGCTATAGAAAATGGTTTTAGAGTTAATGGTGGAACATCTGCTAAATTATTTCCATATATTGCTGAAAGATGGGGATTAGAGACTAGACCAGTTAAATCTTCATATGAAGCGTTAGAAGCATGTAGAGAGGGGTATCTTGTAGTTATATTAGTAGGAGCTGGATTGTGGACTACTGGCGGACATTATATTCTTGCAGTTGGACATAGAAATGATGAAATAGAAATTTATGATCCATATTTATATTCTGGTAAATTTAATAGATATAATAGACAAGGAAAAGTAAGTGTTGAAGGTAATAGTTGTTTTGTACAAATAGATACATTCAAACAAAATTCTGAAGCTCGTTCGTTCTATGCATTTAAACTACCACAAAATGAACAATCAGTTCAACCGCAAGCAACTATGTTAGTAAAATATGTTAATACACAATCTAAAAATCTTAATGTAAGAAATAATCCTAATGGAGCTGTTATTGGAAGTCTTCCTAAAGGTACTCAAGTAATAGTATATGAAGAATCTGATGGATGGTCTAGAATAGGTGATAATAAATGGGTTAGCTCTTCATATTTAGATTTTAAAGCTCCAAGTGGAAATAGAACTATGAGAGTTAAAGATGTTAGTACTCATCTTAATGTTAGATCTAATCCAAATACTGAAAGTTCAATTGTTAGTAAATTAAGTAATAACACAAGAGTTGAAGTTGATGGTGAAGAAAATGGATGGTATCATATTATAAGACCAGTAAATGGTTGGGTATCCGGAAAGTATTTAGGTGAAGGTGGTACAACTAGTCCTTTAGTAGATAGAGGAACTGTTGGACAAATTAAACGTTTTCATTCAAGAACAATTATATATGAAAATTCTAATTTCTCCGGAAAGAGATGGCCATATTTACCATTAACACAAGTACGTATATTGGCTAATGTTAATGTAGATGCTGATAAAGTATATGTAATAAAGACTGCTAGAGTTGGATACGTACGTAAGGATTCTTATAAATAATTAAAAAGAGGGTGTGAAATATACATATCCTCTTATTTTTCTAAAAATCAGCAATTTTTTCAAAAACTTCGAAAAAACGACCTTCGAGAATCGATTTTAAGCCATTTTTATTTTTAAGGAATATAACTTGTTTATAAAAGGGGTAAAATCGCTCTACGGCTATCCTGGTGTACGTACGTCAATTTGGCCATTTTTCGCGTGTTTTTCATGCCTTTTTATAGAAAAAATAGTATATTTTTGAAAGAAAGAGGTGATTATTATGAAAAATCTATTATATGGAGTGTTTACAACTTTATTCTTATTCGGAGTTGGTAAAATTATTTATGATGCTGGAGCTGAAAGTCAAAGAAAAAATAATGGTAACATTATCATAAATATTAAAAAAGGTTCCGTTGATGAATTAAAGAAAGTATTTAATAAGATAGATGAGTCTTAACAGACTCTCTTTCTTTTTTCGCGTGAAATACATGTTATTATATAGGAGGTAATAAAAGATGGAAAATATTGTAGAAAGATTCAAAGCAATTGAAAAGCCAGAGAAGGTTAAACAAATTCGTTTAGGAAAGTATTCTAAATTAATGAAGGAAGGATATAGCCCAAATGAAATTTTTAATCGTATCAAAGATTTAACAGTTGAAGAAGCATATGTGTATTATCATCTATGTGTTAACGAATAAAATAGAGAGTCTTAATTGACTCTTTTATTTTTCGCGTGAAATACATGTTATATTATAGAAAACTAAGGAGGTATTAATTATGAAAATTAAACAAGAAAGAAACAAAGGAAAACATTTAAGAAAGAGAAAGATTGTATTGACCGATCGATTCTATGCATTAATGTCTATACTATTAGGAATATTGTCTATGTTTATATTTAAAGAAATTGGAGAGACAGATGTGACAGGACCAATATTTATAATATTCTTAGGAACATTAGGTTACATAGGAACTTTTGGAGAAGATGACTAATCTTCTTCTTTTTATTTTCGCGAAAATTGCATATTGTATTATAGAAATAATATATAAAAAAGGAGGTAATTGATATGGATAAAACTAAAGTAGCAATTTATGGAATTATGGCAGGTGTATTTGTTGTCTATGCATGCTTTGCAAAATATTGTATAGATAGACAATTTGATATACCTACTAAAAAGGATATTGAATTAGCTAAAATAAAAAGAGACATCGCTAACAATTACAATAATGCAGTTTCTAAAATAATGGAAGAGGAGTCTAAATAAGACTCTTTTTATTTTCGCGAAAAAAACAAACTCTTTAATGGAAAGGTATGTAGGCAGGTGATGTTGCCGAATTGTATATTCTCAATACAATCATGTCTTTCTAATTTTTGAGAAAGGAGGAAATGCTATGGGTAAAAATTTGAGTTTACATTGTGGCATACGTTTAGAGAAGTATATCATTGATATTTGGGAAGATACTATAATGAAACAAGTTGGTATACATTATCTTTTTCATTTTCCAAACGGATACGGTGCTTCAGTAGTTAAAGCTTATGGATGTCATGGATTTGAAAATGATCGATGGGAACTAGCATGTACTTTATATGAGACCGAAGGAGTTGATGTTATAAACCCTGATGAAGAGTATGTAATAGTGTATCCATACGAAATAATGCATGGATCAGATGTTTTAGGTAATTTAAAAGATAAAGAAGTTAGAAGAATTCTTTATAAAATAATGAAATTGAAATAGGAGGTATGTAAATGAAAAAGAAAAATTATTTATTCAAAGGTGTTACAACTGATATTTTAAGAGTATGGGCTAATGGATGTGCTCCAGAAATTAAAGATTACATAGAACGTATTGAGGTAGTTGATGCTCAAGTCAAATTAACACCACTAGAAGCTATGGCTGCTAGAAAACAAATTAACAATTTTAATAAAGAATGTGGAACTAAATTAAGATTATTAAAAATGAAAGATTAAACGCGAAATTTGCATACCTTATTATAGAAACAGGTAAATAAATTTATAAGGGGGTATTTAATATGAATAGAATATTAAGTGTTATGATAACTGGATTATTAACAGGTATTACTTGTACAATTGGTATGAAGATTGGACAAGATATACTTGATAAAGTCGAAGTTAACAAAACAAAAGATGCTAAAATAATTAAAATTAAATCTTAATTAAATTTTACCTAACATATAAGGAGCAGCAATGCTCTTTATTTTTTAGAATTAGAAAGGAGAGTAAATTTATGTTCTTATATTATATTATCGGACTAATTCTTGGTATTATAGTTCGGTTATACAATTCATAGAGTATGGATTATACATCAACAGACATGGGGTTATATTGCTGTAGATCAGAATACTCAACAAGTCCGTTTGCATCTCAATCCAGTAGATTTTAAAGATGGTAAAGTTAAAAGAGTTGTATTAGATGTTACATATGGAGTAAAAATACCAGTAGATGAAACGCGAGAATAACTTGTCCTTTAATGGAGAAGGTATTATGCAAATATATTAATAGGAGGAATGTGTTATGCACAAAATTAAGAACGCGCTATGGAGCGATTATGAGAATGTGTCTGGTCTTATTAAAGGTTTAGACAAGGGTAGTGAATACTATGAAAACGCAGTAAAAGAACGTGATAATATTAGAAAGGAATTAATCGAACTTGCTCAGATTGAGTCGAATAAAGTTATAAATGAAAAACAACTAAAATCTGAATCAAGAAAAGACATAATTAACAAAGTAATAGATATAACAACATTTACAGTGACAACAGCAGTATCAATCTATTCTATAATCTTAACATTTAAATTTGATCAGTCATCAACCATAACAAGTACATTAGGACGTAATATTTTAAGTGGAGCCATTCCCAAAACGAATAAGAGGTAATACGCTATCTCACACTAAAGGACTATAACAAAGTCCTTTTAGTTTTTTGATAGATATTTTTAAAAGAAAGGAGAAAAAATATTCATGACAAACGCACAATTTATGTTAAAAAAATATTCACCAGTGATTATAACAGGAGTTAGTATGTTAGGTGTAGTAGCAACAACAGTATTAGGTATAAAAGCTACTCCAAAAGCTCTTAAATTAATTAATGAAGCTGAAGATATTAAAGGCGATAAATTAACTAAAAAAGAAATAGTAAAAGTCGCTTGGAAGCCATATATTCCTACGGCTATTAGTTGTGTAGCTACCTTAGGTACTATTTTAAGTTTACATATTTTAAATGCTAAAACTCAGAATTCACTCGCAACAGCATATGTAACATTAAATAATATTCATCAAGAATATGTTGCAAAAACTAAAGAATTATATGGTGAAGATGCTGACCAAAAAATTAAAAATGCTATACTTAATGACCATCCAATAATGTTTAAAGATTTAAGTGAAGGCGGTCAGTTATTCTTTGATTATCAATCTTTGCGATATTTTGAAAGTAGTATAGAAGAAGTTCTAAAAGCAGAAAATGACTTGAATGCAGAATTCGCAGCAAGTGGTACTGTTACAATGAACGATTTTTACCGATTATTAGGTTTGGAACCACTTTCATATGCAAATGAAATAGGTTGGTATGATAATGGAACATATTTTGAAATTAAGTTTGAAAACCAATTATGTTCAATGGATGTTGGTGGAGAACGAGAAGATAAGGTCAATGTGTTTATTATTAATACTATAACTGAACCAAATGTATGTTTTGATGCAGATCATATTATGGTAAGATAAACGCGAAAAAAACTTATACTATAATGAGTAATAGGAAAAGGAGGTAATTAAATGAATCCAAAAATATTAACATTTGTAGGTTTGGGTCTAACATTAGCAGGAACAGTAGTAAGTGCTATTGCCGGAAGTCAAACACAACAAATTGTAATAAATGAAGCGGTTAATGCCAAATTTGCAGAATTACAAAAATAAGAGGTCTAACAAAGACCTTTTTGTTTTTAGAAAGGAGAATAACATGAATCAAAAATTTACTAAATTTATTAATGATTCAAAAAAATTTTTAGGAAAACATAGCCCTGAAATTTTAACAGGTATTGGAATAGTTGGTATGGGCTATTCTATTGTCACTGCAGTCAAAGCTACACCAAAAGCAATGATGTTAGTAGAACAAAAGAAACAAGAGCTTGATGTTAATCATTTAACATATAAAGAAACATTTATGACTGTATGGAAACCATATTTATCATCAGTTTTAAGTTTTATAGCATCAAGCGCATGTATAATAGGTGCGAGTGCAGTAAATTACAAACGAAACGCAGCATTAGGAGCAGCATATGCTTTATCTGAGCGTACATTAATTAGATATAGAGATAAAGTAATAGATACTCTTGGTGAGAGAAAGGAACAAGAGATAAGAGACAAAATCGCTCAAGATGATGTTAATAATGATCAACCTTCTCCAAAACAAATAATTGTTACTGCAAAAGGTAATACATTA